CCGTATCTGATACCAAGAACCTCGACATCCAGAGGTGGCGCACCAAGATCAGCCGCAAAGGACGGGACGTAAAGTTTACGCCGGACGCTCTGGCTGACTACGAGGCAGATATTATCCGCGAGCGTCTGGCAACAGGCGCTGATCTGGACGAGGTGTTCAGACCGCCCTTCGTGGGTTTTTAGAAGCCGACCGGAGCGAAGCCGAACCGGAAGGCACAAAGGCACTCAACCCGTTGGCTCGGTCACGGGCGGGATGGCGTGAACACGCAGAGGCGATGGAGCGCCTTATCGACAAGGAGGTTGATTCCTTTGTTGATGATATAGAGCGGGCTATCACAAAGCAGATCGACGCCGCCGCACGAGCGGTCCGTAACGACAGCAATATTGACGCCGCCATTGAATCGGAGCCGATCACCGAAGTATATCAGGACGCTTGGAAGAGCGCCGCGTTGACGATCACAGGGAAGGTTTACAACGCTATCGACGCAAGCCGCAAGGAGTTTACCGACGAACAGTACACGTCATGGGAGGATAACGTTGATGAGTACCTTGCACGAAAGGGTGGCGAGCAGATTGTCCTGATCGACAACTACACAAAGGAATGGGTCCGGGCTACGGTCGCATCAGCAACGCAGCAGGCTGTCGAACTCGGTTTAGGCACAGACGATATTGCACTACTTATGAGGGATCGATGGGGCGAACTATCAAGAAACCGCGCCCTTCGGATTGCCCAAACGGAAATGAACGCCGCCGCCAACTACGGGGCGATGGAAGCCGCCACCGCCGCAGGCATGACTCGCAAGTTTTGGATAACCGCAAGCGACCAAAGGGTACGACCAGACCCGAGGAAGAAGCCTCGTGCGGGCGATGCCAACCACCGGGTACTTGACGGTGAGGAAAGACCCATCGGGGAAGCGTTCAGCAACGGTCTCATGCAACCATCACAGGCGGGTGGTCCTGCGGGAGAGGTTATTAACTGCCGCTGTCAAATGGGCTTCTTGCCTTAATTACTCAACCACATGGATCAGATAGAACAGACAGGAAAGGTGATCGAAGTCGGCAAACTGATTGCCGGAGTTATCGTCGTGTCGATGCTTGTCGGCGTAGCGACCGCCGGGTATCGTGAAATTCCAGATCGAGTTGGTGCGGTTGAGATGGCACAGGGAAGCATCCTGACGCAAATAGGAACGATGGAGGACCGTATCGAAGCGGTAGAGCGCACCCAAGCCGAAATCAAGAAGGAATTACAACTTATCACGTGCCTGCAACTGGCAGAAGCCAGAAAATTATCTTATCAGGAGTGCATCCAATGAAACGAGCCGCCGCCATCATACTGCTTTGCCTTTTTGCAACTGCCGCACACGGGCAGGTGGGCATGGAGCGCGACCTATCGGGCAACCAGATCAACGCCGAGTTTTATCTGGAAGTGGCTAAAGGTGACGTTAAGAGTCACAGCGTAGTCAACAAGTTTGGCGAGGCTGACGCTATCGGTACAACGTGGACGGTCATTACAGACAGCAAGACGTACCCAACGCCTACCGCTGCGGTGTCTCTTGAGATACTGTCCTCGTCCGATGTAGACAGCACAAGCAACGCAGGTGCGCAGCAGGTACTTATTCAGGGCATCGGTGCGGATTGGCGCGAGCAGACAGAAACGGTATCGATGCGTGGGACACAGGCGGTAGACCTTAGCAATACGTGGCTGCGCGTATATCGTATGTACGTTGTCAGCACAAACACCTACGCCTCAACGTCAGCCAGTACCCACGCCGGGACCATAACGCTACGAGCAGACGGTGGCGGTGCTACATGGGGCGTACTGACCAAAGACGGTGTGTTTGGCTATGGTCAGAGCCTGATCGGTGCGTATACTGTGCCGAAAGGAAAGACTGCTTTCTTGACCTCGTACTCGGCAGATGTTGAGCCAACCAAGAACGCCAACATCGCCTTCTACCAACGCTGTGGAGCGGACGATGTGGCCGAGCCATATGAACCAATGCGCTTGCAGTCGCTACACAAGGGCTTGCAGAATACGCTCGTCATAACTAACCACGTCTCACGCGGTCCCTTCGTCGGACCCTGCGACATCGGATTCTTTGCGAAGGTGTCAAACAGCACCGCCAACATCTCCCTTCAGTTTAACATTGTCCTGATAGACAATGGTGAGTGAGCATGACAAAAATATCAAGAGCGTTGAGTACTTGGCTTTAATTATAGCCGCTTACTACGCCGAACTGATACGCCTCGGCATACCGGAAGGAGAAGCCACGATCATCGCCGCAGCACTACAAGACATCATCTTTGAGGGAATGGGATGACCTACACCTATAAGCGAGAGGACGGTACTGTCTTTGAGCATTTCGCTTCCATCAAGAGCGCACCGCTCACCAAGTGTCCAACCACAGGGCAGAAGTGTTACATCGTCATCACAGGCGGCAGCACGACCGTATTTAAAGGCGGCGGTTGGGTAGATAAGAAAACGAACCGCTAAACCATCTGATTGTATAACGGGACATGGAAGAGCTCGACGAGGTATATCGCAAGTGGAACAGGCTCGCCAATATGAGCGCGTCTGATCTTCGAGCGTGGTCCGAAACCGAGTGCAGCCGCTTGGCATCGGTAGACCCGGCGGCAGTCATCGCTCGCAATCTTGAACTGCTCGAAACCAAGAAAGACGATTGGACGGAGAAGCACATCAACAACGCCAACCGCGCCATCTCCTTCATTGAGCGTATGCGTAACGGCGAGCAGGGCGAACCCGCGAAGGAGGGCTGCCCGAGCAAACGAGATATATCATTAAAGAACTGGGCGCATGATCCGCGTAAGCCGCTCAACAAATCGACAGACACAATGAACGACAACGAAATGCTCATCGCCTACGGGGGCGAGGTTAAAGCTCTGGGTGACGGTCGAATCGGCGGCTATCTGGTGAGGTTTAGCGGACCGACTGACCCCGACCTATACGGTGATTTCTTTACCAAGTCCACCGACTTCGGCATCCAAGCAACCCTCCCCGTCTTTTACCAACACGGATACGACGATACCCTGAAGAACAGGCAGATCGGCGTGGGCGAAATCAGCAGCACCGATGCAGGTCTCTGGTTCGAGGCGCAGCTGGAGAAGCGCGACGAGTACGAGAAGATGGTTAACGAGCTGGTCGAGATGGGCAAACTCGGCTACTCGTCCGGCGCGGTCGGACACCTCGTCAGCCGCAAAGACTCGGACAACGGGTCAAAAGAAATTGAGACATGGATACTCGGCGAGGCATCGCTCGTGCTAAACCCTGCCGAGCCACGCAACCACGTAATGTCTATCAAGGAATTTGTCGAGGCATCAGCCCCGGCAGCACAGGAAATTGCATCTGATGTAGTGGAGCCAGAGGCAGACACGGCAGAGGCGGGGCATGATCACCCTGCGCCAACTGCGGCAGAAGCCAAATCGGAAGCAATCGAAGAAGCGCCTGATATGGGCGCAGAAGAAGCAACTCCACACACAGAACAAGAGGACACTACAATGTCTGAACAGAACACAGACGTTCTGAAAAGCATCGAGTCAATGCTCGAAGCACAGAACGCTCGCCTCGACGCTATGGAAGAAGCCAAAGCCGCTCCTGCCATCGTCGAAGTACCTGCCGAAGCCAAGTCTGCTCCGGCTATCATCGCAAGCACCGGAGACTCCGAAGCCAAAGCATACGCCGCATGGGTACGCGATGGTGATGCAGGCGGTCTCCGTGGCGCTAAAGGCTACGATGTAGATGGTCGTGAAGTTGAGATCAAAGCATCCAACAACACGGATATGAACATTGGGACCCCCAGCGATGGCGGAGTGGTCGTACCAACGGGACACTTCGAAGGCATCTTCGCCAAGAAGTCCGAAGCCGACCTCACGGACCTGCTCGGTCTGACCCGCATCCCCGGTGTCGGAACGACCGTCAACGTACCTTTTGACAACGAAGCCGATGGTGAGTTTGTCAGCACGTCTGAAGCCAACGGCTACGACCGCGATGCTCCGGCTCTTGGTCAGCAGGCTTTCACGCTTGTCAAGTACACGAAGAAGGTACAGTTGAGCGAAGAACTTCTCGAAGATGAGACGAGCAACCTGCTTGCCTTCATTGAGAACTTCGTTGCTCGCGGCATGGCGAAAACGAACAACAGCCTGATCGTTGCCGAGGCTGCTGCCTCTGGTACGGAAGCAAAAGTCTCGACCGCCGCAGGCATCGCCGCCGGTGAGATCGAGGACATCGCTTTCAACGACACGGTTCAGTTCTACCTCGACAGCCCGAATGTTGCATGGTTGACCCGTGGCTCCACCTACGGCAACATCGCTGCCCTGACGGGCAACGAGCGCCTGTATGCAGAGCAGGGCATCCGTTCGACCTTCGGTCAGTACGCCAACCGTCCGAGCCTGCTCGGATACCCCGTCATGTTCTCGGCTAAAGTCGATGCTGACGGCACGGGTGACAACAAGCCGATCTTCTTCGGTGACTGGTCACAGATGGGCTACTACATGGCACCGACCATGAAAGTCCTGCGCGATCCCTACGGAGACGCTGCAACCGGACAGGTCAACCTGTTCTACTCATACCGTGTAGACTACGAGATCCTTCAGCCGGAGGCTATCGT